CTACTAGTGGCGTGTCTTTCGAGGTAGGTGTCAATGGAGGAGAGAATACTAGAGAGCAAGTAAATAATCTCGGAGTTGCGGCTGAATCTTTTATAACGGGAGCAACTTCTTCTGCCTTTATAGAGGATTATATTGGTGTTGATTATACTAACAGAACTTCTGACTATATAACAGGTTATTTTGTAACAGGAACTTATGTTAATGTTACTCCAACCGCACTTACAAGTTTTGAAAAACAACTAGATACCCTGCTTCCTGGTACCGCTACAGGATATGGACAGGGTGGAATGACCACTGTGAATCCTCGCTTTGTTAAATTATTGCAAGGAACTTATAATTTGGCAAGCGGAGATAGTGGATATGATGGATTAACTGAAGCCCAAGTAACCACAGCCATTGTAGGTTCGACAGATGCGAACGGAGGAAAAACAGGGATTGAAGCTCTAGATGATGATGTTCTTAATATTTCTATAGCTTTAGCTCCTGGTCCAGGGGTTGGTAATATTCAAGCTGTTCAAAACGGTTTGATTACTAAAGCCGAAGCTACTACTAACTTTTTAGCTCTTGTCTCTCCTCCTTATGGAGTAGGGAATACTGGGGCTGCAATTGAGTGGAGTAATGGATTTGATACCGCACGTACGGTGGCTTTAAATAGCTCTTATGGTGCAATTTACTGGCCTTGGTTGAAGGTTTTCCAGGTCTTTGATGGGAAGGATCGCTGGCTCGCTCCTGAAATTTATGGAGCAAGACAAATGGCAGTTACTGATAATGTGGCTGATCCCTGGTTCGCTCCTGCTGGTTTTGTGAGAGGTAAGCTATCGAAGCCTACAGATGTTGAGGTTGTTCTCAATCAAGGTGACCGTGATTCTCTATACTCTGGTGGGAACGCGATTAACCCTGTTGTTAACTTCCCTCAAAATGGCATAGCTATATTTGGTCAACGAACCTCACAACGTCAACCAACAGCATTAGACCGTATCAATGTGAGGCGTATGATGATCTATATTAAGAAGGCTATTCTCGCTTCAACCCAACGATTGGTATTTGAGCCTAATGATTCCTTCACTTGGACTAGAGTTCAAGATTTAATTAATCCAATGTTGGATGATATTGCAAGCCGTCGAGGTATTACAGAGTTTAAGGTAATTTGTGATGAGAGTACTAACACGCCAGTTAGAGTTGATAGAAATGAGATGTGGTGTAAAGTTCTTATCAAGCCTACAAAGACAGCAGAAATGGTGATCTTTGAACTTAATCTGACCAATCAGTCAGCACAATTAGGAAGTTAGGAGAAAAATAAATGGCAAAATCATTTTTCGCAACAGTAGGAACTCAAAATAGGGATATCGTTCCTGGAGCCAAACGAATACCTACAATTTCGCAAGGGCTTGATTCTGTACGTGCATATCAATTTGAGATTCATTTTAAATTACCATCCGATGTGGTAGGAACAAATGCTTCACAGGAGACTTTGACCTTAGCAGCTAAACAAGTAGGGTCTGTAGGTTTTACCAGTGAAGACATTGAAGTTAATCGTGTAAACGATAAGGTGTTTTACCCAGGTAAGGCATCTCCTGAAGAGGTAACTGTTACTTTTGATAACTTTTATCAGAAAAAGGTTTCAAATCTCTTATGGAATTGGTTTAAATCAATTTATGATCCTACAAAAGGTTGGTTCGCTGATGCAAAACGGCTTAATGGAGGTAACTGGAAGGCTCAAGAAGCTTCTATTCTGCATCTAGATCCTCACGGGCAACCCTTAATGGAAACAAAGCTTTATGGAGTGTATCCAAAGAGTTGGAAGACTGCCGAATTTAATTATTCCACTAATGATTTTCATACTGTAGAGATGACATTCCGTTATGACTTTATGGATCATATTGTCTCAACAAGTACTAGCTAAACTAATAAAAAAATAAGGTATAAAAAGCCCAGCCTGGACTTTTCTGGGCTGGGCTTTTTTCTATAATATAAAAACATGGATTATTATTATGCACTTCTAGAAAGCTATAGTCTTCTAAAGAAAAGAAGGTTTAAATTATCCATGCGGGAGCAAGAGGAAGAAGCAGCTTCTCCTGAAGATAAGAAGTATGAACAAGAACTTTTAGCTATTATTAAAAGCGGTGTAGGCCAAACTACTGACGCACCCAAGAATATTAATGGTGTAGACTTAGCTCAAGGAGAGGGTGCCCAGGGAAGTTCGAAGGTTTCAGGACGCTTAGAGGGAGATGCAAAGGGTATGTGGGCAACCCTAACCGATGATGGAACATCTTTAATAGAAGATCCTCCTCCTACTGTAAAGGGAATGTATTCAAAGTTGCTGCCTAGAGAAGAAGAAGAGAAGAAAGATAAAGAAGGCGAGGAGGGGGCAGAGAAAGAGGATAAGGAAAAGGAAGGCGAGGAGGAAGTAGAAGACACAGAAGAAGAGGACTTTCCTTTAGCTGAAGCTCTTCCCAAGGCACAGGCTATTCAAGATAGACTAGAAGGTCCTGATGGAGAAGGTGGATTAGTTGCCAAGGATGAGGAGGGTAATCCTGAGGAAGAGCAGCCCTTTCTCCCTGGGTTTGATCCCTCTTTAGAAGTGAGTGAAGAGCAAGCTGAAATTAGAGCCGAAATTATGCCTGAAGGGCAGAGAGTTGGTTTGGTTGAAAGACTTTATAATTCTTCTGATAAGGTAGATGCAGCAGCGGTTTCTACAGCTTTAGAAACTTTTGATGAAGGTATAACTTTGGCAGGAAAAATACATGCAGGAGAAACTCTTTCTTCTGATGAGTTAAGAGAATTTCGGCAACAAGTATTGGTAACTGCTCGTGGGGTTGTTTTCAACGGGGTATACATTTCATATAGAGAGGGAGCAGAAGCTAACAATGATATACCGATGAATATCATAAAGCAAATAAATAAAGCTATAGAAGAAAATAATGAAAATTGTCCCGATCCTAAATCTCCAAACTATAAAGACTGTTATGTTGATCCAATCGAGCCTGAATATGAAACTTTTGAGGGGGAGGAGTTAAATGAGTCTCGTCGTGGTGAAGCTGTAGAACATGCTGATGTGCTTTATGATCTAGGTAGAATGGCAGAGAGCATGGGATGTACTAAGGGGGGAGTTAAGGAGCAATCTATTGGCGAACCAGCGAGGGAGGCAGAGTGTGAAACTAAGGATATAAAAACTTGTGAGGAGCTTTCAACCGCTATGGGTTGTGAATATGATAAGCTTATAGATAGAGGTGTGGGTATAGATTTGCAGAAACAATTTTTGAATGGGTTATGTGAAGAAGGTGGTGCATGTTTAGTTGCACTACCTCGAAGTGGAATTTCTGCTGACGGACCTATAGCGATGTCTGTTGTTAATTTTCTTGTACAACAAGGTTTTGATAAACCAACTGCTATTTATATGGTACAAGAGGCGGCAAAAAGAGGTGATGATGGGTCACGGGCATTGGCTTTATTGGTGGGTACCTCAAGACAGTTCAACGAATACACAGACTCTTTAGATATTAGCCGTACTGAAGTTTTTGGAGGGGTAGGAGCACAAACTAAAGGACAAAAGACTGATAATAGAAGGATTGTGGCTCCAGAAAGTTTGAAGAAATATATTGAGGAGAGAAAAGCTGAGATGACTCAGACGGAACAGGCTCTGGAAGATGCTGCTAAATGTACGGGAGAGGCCATGGGCTGGGATAATCTGGGAAGACCTGATGAATTGGGGGGGATGATACTAGATGTAGAAGTGAAATCAATGAACACTACCCGAAGTGGGCGCGTTAAGATGGGCGAAGGATTTACTAAGGTATTTAGGAAAATGTGTGATCCAGAGGAGCAGAAGAAGACCCAGGATACATATAAAGAAAACAAAAGAATTGCTTCAGGAGAATGGGAAGAAGGAGAAACATTTGACGATGAAAAGGTTCGTATTGCTACAGGTCAAGCTGAACAACATGAGTTATCAGAAGCATTTATCAAAAAAAATACAGAGCGTATAGACAACTGTGCAAGAGAAAATGCACCAACTAGAAAGAAAAAAGCTCCTTATGGAAAGCACACTAAAGGACCTAATAAAGGGGAACCTAAAACTTCTCTAGATGCAGCTTGTGACTTTCAAAAGGGGATGGATAAGGATACGCTGAATGTTAGGAAAGCTTTGGGTTTGGAGCCCATGAAGAAGGGAGAGGTTTTAAAAGATGCTGATGGTGAGCCTGTTCCTACTGGTGAGAAGCTGATTGACCAATGGTTGGAGCTACATCCCTTAGCGGGGAACCCCAAGCTCAGGGCAGGGGAAGAGGAAAGCTCGGCGAGAAGAAAAGCAACGGCTAAGACGAGGGCAGCAGACGCAAAAGAAGCTGTTGCTAGACTTAGAGATCCTAATCGTCAACCTCCTCCCCCAGGACCTAATAAAACGCAGAAAGAAGCCCTTGGTAAAATTCTTATAGCTATTAATCAAGATAAACTTGTTCAAAGAGTAAATCAAGATAGAAAAAAAGAGGATGGCTCTACAGACACAAAAAAACCTTTAGCTGGTAAGGCCAAAAATTACTTTCTACATAGATTAGGTCTTGAGGGGGGTTCATTAGAGGAATGTCAAAAAGATGTTAGAGGTTACAATGATGGCACTCAACGTACTGGGTGTATAAATGCTAGTGTTTATGGTGTTATTGCCATGGTTGAAAGTGGTCAAGCAAGAATTGTAGGTGGAGGTGGTGTTGGAACTAAGTGGAAAATAGAGACCACTCAAGT